GCTAGTCTACCACCATCTTTCATTATAGCCCAGTCTTCCATAATTGGAATATTGAATTCTTGTTCTGGCGCTACGATTGTTCTATTTCTTGGATCAAATTGGCCACTGTTGTAGTCTAGAGCCATCCATGTCCACTCTTCACAGCTATCATACTCTTTAGATGTGTAATTATTTGTCTTGTCAGATTGTGAGTAATGTTCAAAACTTTTATCTAGTATTGATGTTACAAATTTTTTACTAGCTAAAGTTTTTTTGGTAAATGAAATTTCTCCTATATGTTCATCTACAAAAGAAAAGGGCTCATTATTTTGAATCTTTTGTTTACAACAAGCCAATACTTCCATTACTTTATGAACGATTGTGCCTAAATTCGCTTTTAAATTTGGAGGTTCACTCCATCCTAAATTATAGTTAAAAAAATACTTTAATGCGCAATATTCATACGCTCCATAGCTTGATGATCTAATATATGGGCATAACATTATTTAATCTTTTTAATACCTGTTTCTCTTGGTTTAGGTTGTTCAATCCAGCCCCACGATTCAATACCTGCCAAAAGAGCTTTACATGTTTCTAACAATGTCATTTTAGAATTTTCAATTTTTAAATCAAAGTCGTCAAAATCTCCAAAGCCGTTTTCGCTTGCGTGACTATCGGAGTTGGATATAGAGCGATCCAAATAAACTAGCTTTGCCCCGATTTGCTTGAGTGCAACAGCCTCATTCTTAAATCTACAGTCTGAAATTACGGCAATTTGCGGACCTTCTGTTTCAATATCTTTAATTGTTCTATTGATCCAGATATTATCATACATCTTACGCATAACTTCGGTGCCGAAGAATTGCATAAACTCCCGGGCTGTCATTGGTCCTGTCTTATGAGTAATTAATCCAATATTATTTGGGTCAATATCGCCATGAGTTGCATTTCCGCATTCTACGTAGTTAGGGTAACAAATAACTCCGGGCATATTTTCCCACAACAAATGTTTTTGAGCTTGATTTTTTTGCTCATTAGTTCCGTGTAAGCATTCTCGCGGAATATCAAACAATTTTTCTGCGATTTCTTTTAACGAAGATGCGAAAGCGTAATGCTTAATAAAAGGCCAGACATTGAACGCCGCCCATTCTCCAAACTCAAGATCGGTTCTAGTAATATCAATAAGCATGTCGGCATCTACTTCTTGCATATTTTCGTCTAGTGTTTTTGTATTAATAATAAGATCGCCCTTTTCAGTAAGGCTAAAATTATTAATAATATCTAACGACTTTAATTGATACCCATGTAAAAAGTTGCAAAGAGTATTTTTACCGCTACCCTTCTTTCCACATAGGGCAATTACATTTTGCATATATTTCTCCTAAAAATTTTTGTACTTGTTCAACAGATAATTCGGCAATATCTTTAGATGGTAGTTCAGGTCTAATATAGTTAAATCTTCTGCCGCATTTTTTGATAATTTTTTCAGCAGCTTTATTTCCCGCATTGTCTGAGTCTGTCAATAAAACAAGGGCCATAGCCCCACTTTTTTCTAATAATAATAATTGATCGTCGCTTAAATCTGCTCCGAATTCGCCTACAGAATTTGGGAATCCGGCCTCATGTAGTCTCCATATACAACTTTGCCCCTCAACTATATTAACAACTCTAGTAGCTAAAATTGAGGATTTAGCAAAATTAAGCCCATATAAAAAATGAGACTTTTGAAAATTCTTGCTATTTTTCCACTTGGCATATCCATCGTTTATTGTTCTGCCAATACATCCAACATAAATATCGTTTTCGTCATACACAGGAACTACGGCCCGGTAATACATTTCTTTGTCTTTAGTAAAGCAGTCTCCCACATCAAATTTATTCAAAATTTCTTTGGAAAAATTTCTATCTTGTCTTGTTTTATCTTGATAAAATTTAGATGGTATTTGTAGACTTGTCCTGATTTGCTCTCTTGTTATTGTAGAAGATTGTCGCTCTAACTCTTTATTAAAAACTTCTATAAGTTTTATTTCTTTATATATCTCAAATTTCTTTTTATCGTCTTTAATATCCAAATCTTTAACATTTAAAAAATTTAGACAATATTCAAGACATTCATCCATAGAAATCTTGCGATTTCTTTTTTGAGTTAATGCTCCTCTTACAAAACCGAATATTGTTTTTTTATATTCTTCATGGCATTGATGGGTCCAGCATGACCAATATCCGTTATCTTTTCTTATGCTGCATCCTAAATTGTTATCACCCTCATGCACTGGACAACAAAAAGAATAAGAACTGCCAGATTCCCGGAAATCTATTTCTAAAGATTCTAAAAGCTCTGGAAGTTTGTCTATAAGAAGCTTACAGACTTGATATATCTCCAGTTGATTCATGTTCAAAGCCTTCGTCGTCTTCTATGTTTTTACTATTTAATTCATTTCTCGTTGGGCCCTCAGTTAATCTAGCGTATGCCCCATCCATTCTCACATTGATATAGTCACCATCCTCCAGACCTCCGCCGTGACGAGATACAACAGGTACGAGTTTTCTATTATAAGATTTCTTACAGCCGTTTTCAATGTCTTCTGCTTGTTCTTCTGCTGATTTAGTTTTAAAGATAGTAAAACTGGTACACAGCCACACCAATCTATCCGATCCCGATGCAACATCAGATGATTCTTTAGTTACCCCATCACGATTAAGCTGAACAAAACTTAAACAAGGAACGTCGAATTTGACACAAAAATTATGTAATTGAGTAATAAGGAATCCAAGGGCCTGATATTCTTGCATATCTTCAATACTATTAGAACTCATTAATTTTAAGTAGTCGTATATAATAATACAGTCTTTTGTTTTACCATTTTCATCAAAGCCTACATATTGATAAATCCATTTTCTCATGGATGAAAGAATAGATTCAAAACTTTCCCCGGCGATACTTAGGTAATGATAAGGAATTTCTTTTATTTTATTTCCCGCATCTATCACTTTTTTGGTTTGAATGTGACTTTCGGCAAATTTGCCGGTGGTCAAAATATCTAATGGAACATCTGCTAGATTAGCTAAGATTCGATTGTAATGATCGTTCTTGCCCATTTCGGTATCTAGCATTAGGACTGGTATTCCAAGCTTGCCAGCCGCATGTAAGGCGACAGCATCAGCGAATAAACTTTTTCCTGTCTTTGGTCTAGCTCCAACTAAAGCAACGCCACCCCTTCTACAACCCCCGCCGATACAGCGGTCAAATTCAGCAAAGCCAGTGCTAATACCTAGCATGTCAGTAGGGTTGTCAATTAGGTGTTGAATATACTCTTCAATATCTTCTCCGAGCACCACGGGCTTGTTTTGATCGGTTCTATATGTTTTGAAAATAATATCTAAAATCGGACCTTCGACCTTAGACAGTAAATCATTAATAGATTCTTCGCCGGTAATTTCCGATAAGTCTTTATCGCATAGGCCAATTGTTTTTCTTAAATCTCTAGCCAGTTTTAACTTGGCTAATTTAGCCGCAAATCCGGCTATATTTTCTCTACTAACCGGAAAATTAAATAAAGATCGGATAAAAGAAATTTCTTCAGAGTTAGATAAAAGATGATACAATCCGAGTTCATTAGCCTTGGATAAAATAGAAGATAATTCTATCTTAGACCCAGCCATTGCCACTTCTTTTAAACAAGAAAATAGCCCCTGATTTAATGTGTCTGTAAAATATTCTGATTCTACAAAATCTATTTCTAGTAAACAGTCTAATCCATATTGAGCAATGCCGCATAATACGGCGCGCTCTGCTGCGAAGTCTACAATCTCTTTTTGTTGCGAATTTTTTGGAAATCTTCCCATTTATATGTTAATCCTGTTAACAGTATTCTTACTCTTTTTGGCGGCTGATTTTCGTACAAGGTTTCTCCATCCCAAAACGTCCAAACAGGATGTTTGGGAAGGTCTTGTACAAATGTTACAACCGGATCAGATTCTAGCCACGATGCCATGTATTTAAAATTATTATCCATTTGGTGGTGTCATTTTAAAATCGTTTTGATCTTGAATTAATCGAAAGACACGTACTTGCGAATACGAAATAACAAATGCCTTCACCACTTTAATACCATACGGTCTTAAAAAAGCTCTAACCTTTTTTGTTAATAATTTATCAACTGTGGTTTGTCTTTTTTGTAGATTGTCAAAGGTTTCTCCTATAACAACTCTCTTAACAGCTCCTTGCGCTGTGTCTCTAATAGTATCTTCTAAATTAAAAGTCTCAACTAAAGCTTTTAAAATATCATCAACTTCATAAATAACAGCAACGTCAATAACTACCGATTTGTTATCTTCTGTAGTTAAGACTTGTGCTGGAAGATTGATAGTTTGTCTTTTTACTGGATAAACATCCCAATGGGTTTGAAAAGGCATATAAATATGTAAACCGGGCCCTATTTCTTTCGCTTTAGCTCTAGTAAACATTACGCCGCGATGTGTTGATCTAACGTGTAGTATTCTTGGTATAAAACTTCCTATCCATTCAAATATATGTCCAATCCAATCTAAAGCAGCCATTTTACCATAGTCTCACATTGTACATTCTTAATTTTCTATTATGTTTCAGATCATCCAATTCCACATCATAATCAGTGATCGAGTGTGTCATTGTTTTGGATTCAAGAGAATAGTATCTTCTTCTATTGACAATTATAACTTTATAACCATCTTTAGTTTTGAAAAAATCAACAAAGTCCATTTTTCCAATAATAACATACCCCTGAGAACACGAATCTTTCCAAAATACAAACTGTTTAAATTTTATTTTACCGCTTTTATTCAACACAATATTAAATTCTATGTTATCGTATTGTACCTTTTGCATGTCTAATAGAGAGCTATCGCATACAAAAAACAAAATGTTAAAAATTAGTAATTTAATGAATATCATTTATTTTCCGATTCGTTTTCTATAGTAATTGTAATATCATACATATAATTATCAGAATCTTCGGTTCGCCACTTAGATGCGTGCTCACTGGAGTATAACTTATTCGCTATTTTTCTAGGATACAATTTGTCTTTTGTGACAAAATTTGGATCAAAAAGTTTTACTCTGTTATTAGGCTGAATTGCAAAATTACCATTATCCAGAGCTAAAACGTGGCCACATTTATGTTGACCGGGCATTTCAGAAAAGCCGTTAAAGGCTTTATCTCCAAACCAATCTATTGTAAACAAATATTGGCCATATTCATTTTTTTTATTTCTGTCTACATAAGACATTTTTTTATTTTTTAATAAATCAAAACATAGGATAGATGGATTATAACTAAAGCTGTCCCATAAAACCAAATCTGTTAATTGTTTTTTCGGGGCATCTTTTTTATGACAAAAAGCATGAATTGGCATTCTCCAAAAAATAGCTCCATCGTCGCAAATAAAATGAAACAACGGAGTTTGGCCCGGTATAGATGCCATGCCAAATATTTGACACTCTACAATACCTGCAATATTTTCATCTTCCTGATTCATAAAAGACAAACGAACATAGCACTCTATTATAGGTATATCGATATTCATTCATCCTCCTTTATGAAAGTCCAATCATCTGATAGAGTTACACACCATCTAGAACTTTCTTTAATATTGATTATAGAGCCATCTTTATCTATGCCTACGCTAAAGCATCTATTTCCATCTAAATATTTTTGCAGAATATCAGGATTTTTTTTGAATATTTTTTTTATTCTAGAAACACACTCTTTTGTTTTTATTAAAGATGCTTTTTCTATTTTTTTTAATATAGCGAGACATTGTTTAGAATCTTTTTCGTCGCAAGCTTCCATAAAATCATATCCTAGCTGCTCCAATTCTTTAAAAGAAGGTACTCCAGAATCCGTCCTTGGTATTATAGAAGATTGATGCCCTACGGCACATGTGCAAAAATCTTCAGATTTTTTCAATAGCTTCTCCCAATTCGCTTTTTGTGATTTCAATTCTTCTTTCCAGTTGATTGACTCTGCTTTGTTCACAAATATTGTTGCTAGTTGGCTCAACATTTCTATTTCCTCTTTTTGTAGGTTTAGTGTATGGGCAATTCTTGCATTTTAAGCCACAGCATTCGCCCCTAGATAATAAAAAATCTCTACTAAGAGTCATGCTGATGCAAGCTTTTAATCAGTTTATCTTTTTCTTTATATAATTTACTTTTAGCCTTTTCAATTTTTTTGATTTCGCTAGTTGAAATAACAGAATCCAGCCTGTCGTTTAAATCATAAATTCTAGACTGGATTTCTTTAATTCTTTTTTCTGTTTTATAGGTGTCTTTCATGACAATGGAACAAACCCGACCTCACCTAATTCTGTTAATAGTCCAATACCAATGTTTCCATCCATATATTGCTTGAACAATAAAGATGAAACTTTCATATCTGTAAAATTCTGAAGCACCTTGTGGATTGTTTCTGGGTCAGAGATGCCCGCATTTTCTACACAGTCTAAAATAACTGCATCAATTTCTAAATCTGATAAGGCTACATACTCCTTTTGTATCTCATTCCAATGCAAACTATCGGCTGGGATTAATTTAAAAATATCACTTTTGTTCATTTTCATCTTCTTTTAAAAAAACTTCTTTTCTGCCGCTATATCTGTTCGGATCTGCTAAATTGGAATCTAGTCTTTCTTTTAATGTAAGATAATAACCATCATCATCTTTACATATTACTTGATTATCCTCCAATTTGATATCAAAAAGCTCACTATTCGCAACCATTTTTAAATGCGAGCCATAAAAACTTGGAGTAGTAATGGTTCTGCCAGAATCGTGAGATTTTTTGCTTACAGTTTTTTTGTTCATAATCCAGTGCTCCCAAATCCGTCTTGACCTCTATCCGTATCCTCTAAAGATTCTACCACTTCAAATTCATAAGTAAAGTAATCTTGAAAAAGAATTTGGGCGATTTTTGAGCCGCTTTCAAGATATACATCCTGATCACCAGAATTAAAAAGAATTACTTTAATCTCGCCTCTGTACGACTCGTCGATCACCCCAGCCAATACGTCTAAGCCGAAATCATTGGCATAGCCCGATCTTGGCCAAATCAAACCAACCATGCCAGAAGGTATTTCTAAAGCAATACCAGTGTTTACTACAGCACGATCAAATGCTGGAATCATCGCGCCTTCACATGCAAAAAGATCATGACCAGCATCGCCATTTTTTGGTGTTCGTGGCGGTTTAGCATTCTCACATAATAATTTTACTTTCATAATTATCCCCTTCTTTTTCTTCCTAAAATACAATTATCACAAATATACGAAGCTACAGCACTATCTCCAGCTATAACTTTCATTTTTTGATTACAATTTTCACAGTTTTTATATACCGGGGTATATTTTGGTCTATTTCTAGGAGTTAATTTAACCTTTGGTGTTTTTTCTTGCTTGCTTTTAGCTTCAGTTCTATTGTCAGTAAATTTATTAACTCTATTTTTTACTTTGTTAACTGGTGTTTTTTTAGTTGCGGACTCTTCTTTTTTCATTACAAAATCAGAATTATTTTTTGGCTCTGTTTTTTTAACAGTTTTTTTTGTGGCTTTTTTACTAGATTTTTTTTGCTGTTCGTCTATCAGGCTATTAGCCATAGCAATTAATTCCTGATCGTTTAAAGCCATTCCCTTTTTTAATAATTCTTTTGCTATTTCTAAACTCATTGCTTCCTCTTTGATAATTCTAACATTATATCTGACATTCTTTTCATGTTCAATGCTTTATTCTCTAAAGATTGAAATCTTAGCGCCGATTCGTTTTTTAAGTCGTTTAATTTTGCTGCTAGTGGATTTTCTCTAATAGCAAGATTATATTTTTTTTCATATTTTACAAAGTTATCGCCATAGTTGTCTATTACTGGAGCAACCATATAATTAATACTATTGGCGGCATATTCAATAATAGCTTTTAATTTATTGCTGGACTGATTTATATAGTCAGAATATCCAGATAAAATAAATGAATTCGCTATTAAATCCTGCCCGGTCATTTCTTTTAATTCGTCATAGCTTAGATTTAATATTTCTTCGCATTTATCATGGTTGAATCTTGTTATATCTAGTTTGTTACTAGATATCCATTCTTCAATTTGCTTCATGAATTTTAACACATCATCTTGATTCAATTTGCTGTCTCCAAAATTCTTCTTTGTCGCCATGTTTAAAAATTAAGATACTGATATTATTTTGTTCGCACCATCTAATCTTATCATTGTCTCTTTTTTTAGACTTTAAAAAATCTAACTTTTTTTTGTGGAAAAAAGTAGAGTGAGTATAGTGCTGTTCTCCGTGAGCCTCTACTATTAAATTTCTGTTAGGTATATAAAAGTCCGCAGTTAGTTCTTTTTTCTTTTTCCAGTCTCGACTACCAACCAACTCTACTTCTTCCATAATAACATCATAAGGGAAAACATCTCTTAGAAACTGTCGGACTTTATTGTGAAGTCCCGACTTATTCTCAAGAGCATTAGACCCTCTGGGCTTCCAATCGTATTCTTGATCGTCTAAACCTATTATTTTCATAGCATTAATTTAATTTCTTCAACCAAGGCGCTGTATACAGAGGGATGTTCCTTTAAAAAGAAATAGGCAGCAGGGCCACCGTTTACTCTACACTTCTTTAAAGCGTCTTCTGGTTCTTTATATGTATTATCTAAATTAAGCTCTATGTCATCTGGAAAAATAGAATTTAGAAGTTGTGGCTTGTTATATAAGAATGATATTGTCATCCACGCACCGGATTGAGTAATTAACCCACCCTCAAGGCCCATAATTAAAGCCTCCTGTACTTTGTCTACGCCTTGACCATATCGTATCCATGACTGACATTCTGCGCCCGGCGGACCCATAGAGGAGCATAAAACTTTCCAGTTGATAGCTTGTCCAATCTGTTCTTTATCTTGCTCCCAAGGCTGAACAGATTTTACTTCCATTCTGGTGTCTGCCTGATATTGTATTTTTACGCCACCATCGGCCATTTTAGAAGCTCCATAGCCACTAGTGTTTG